CAGGAATTGCTGTTACTAATACTGATCATATATTCTATTCACCTAGAAAGGTTGCAAATGTTGGATATAGTTCAGTTACAGGTATTTCTACCATAACAACACAGACTGATCATGGTTTATCAGTTGGTGATGAAGTAAGACTTTCTGGTATTGCATTTACTTGTGACTATTCACCTAGAATTGGTATTCATACTGCAGTCTATGATAATGTTTCTGGTATTATGACAGTTACGACTGCTGTTGGTCATGGATTATCAACTAGTGGTCAGAAGAGTGTTGTTATCTTTACTGGATTGGCATTTACTTGTGGATTGGATAATGGAGCATCTACTCATTATTATCCAAGAGGACAAGACTCTGCATATCATACAGCAGTAAAGATTACTAAGGATGGTGCTGAGAAAACTATAACAAACGCAATTTATAATCCTAATACAGGTATTATGACTTGTACTGTTGCTAGTCATGGTTTCTCTAATGGTGATAAAGTTAAATTTGCACCCAATTCATTAACATTTACTTGTGATAAGGATAATCATGCTACTTCACACACCTATCCTAGAAAATCAGATACTATTGCTAATCAGTGGATAACAATTTCTAATGTAACTACAAATACATTTAGAGTTAATGTTCTTCCTGTAGCACCTTCTACTAATACAGGTGTTCATACCTTTGTTAGCGCACTTGCTAATGGACTTACACATAATGATGGAGACATTGCAATTGATGTAGGATATGCTGCTAATGGAGATCAGTTTGTTCATCAATTCGTATCTGCCACTTCTGGTGCTATAGTTGCTGGTGGTTCTTATGCTCACAGGTTTGTTGGTTCAGATCCTGCTGCTGTTATTAGTGGTGGTGATTATAACCATACATTTGTAAGTTCTGGTATTGGAAGTATAAGTGTAACAGGTATTGGAACTACAACGGCAACTGATGCAACATATAATGCTTCTACTGGAAACTTAGTTCTCACTATTCCTTCTCATGGTCTTTCTGATAGTGATACTATTGGAATTGCTACAGGTGGTATTGTGTTTACTTGTTCGATGGATAGTCATACATCAAATCATGCTTATCCTCGTTCAACTGATCCTATTGC